ATCCCTGGAATGCGATCAGGTCAAGACAGGCTCCGATCGCGGCCGTGAACGTGGCGACATCTTCGCCTGTGCCGGCGTTCCCAAATCCGCCTGTGCATGTCACGGTATGCGTCTGGGCAGAAAGTGAAGCGATGGTCAGCCGCTTGTAATCGTCTGTTGTGGCAATTGGATTGGCCAGGGCTGCGGCGATCGCGCCTGTTTTATTCAATGTGACCATGCCCTGCTTGATCGATATGTCGCCAGTGTCAACCATGGCCTGGACTACATTGGTCAATGGCACGGCGCCGATCGTGAGCGTGTCGACGGTCAGGTCGGTGAGATTTGTCATGGGCTATATTCTCCAAAAAGCGGGAGGGGAGCATGAGCGTCCTCTCCCGCTTTTAAATTGATGTTTCATCTTCGCGCAATTGGATGATTAGGTATGTCCCATCCAAGCGGTCCGCCAATCGCCATAATAGAAATTATAGCGTGCGGTGAAGTTGAAATAGAAGCGGCCACCGTCCGGGGCTTCCGGATCCTTCCAGGCATCCTCGAGGTGTGGCTGCTCGCGCATGACAATGATGATCGGCTTGATCACTTCGCTGGAAGCGACCAGCACCCAGGCGCCCGTGTCGAACTTCGGGGTGACAACGGTGCGCACCGAACCATTGTACGGATTGTTCGCGCGGTTTGCCGTTGAATAATCCACCGGGTTGTTGGTGATATTCATTGCAATGCGTTCATTGGATGGATCCACAACCAGGAGGTCATAGTTGTAATCCGTGAATTCACCCTGATCGTCGCGCGCCAATTTTGCAGCGACGCGCACGGTCTCAAAGTTGGTCAATGAGAGATCGAGGGCGGTGTTCTTGTTGTCCTGTGCAGTGGAATAGGCCGCGCCCGCATCGGCATGATCGTCGGCAAAAAGAGCTTTGCCATCATAGCCGGCGCCGTAATTGGTGGTCGCATCGCCATCATTCATAGCCTGGAATGCGGTCTGCGCAATATGGCGCTGGAAATTCGAGCCGGCCGCGCGTACTTTGGAAAGCAGGCTGCCGGTCTGATCATCCTTGACGGCATTGCCTGAAATAAAGACAGGCAATTCCCAATCCAAGGGAGCGACGGCCAGGGACTTCTCAATGAAATCCTGGGCGTTGAATTTGCCCCGGTTACGGGCCGGCATGGGAGCGCCGCCCAGATCCACCAGGGTTTGATTCTTCGCGGTCATATCGATCATGGTCGCAATCGGCGCCCAATCAGGGACGGGCTTCAAAGCCGTGGTGAGAAATCCGGTTTTCGCGAGTAGCGAGAGATGCTGAGGTACATTTCCAGAAATCATAGTAATACTCCTTTATGGTTAGACTGTTTGTACAAATGGAGAGTCGAGTTGTACATAAGCATAACCATCCTCGACTTTGAATAACTTTCCGATCCTGGGATAGGCGCCGACCGCTGCAACAGACAAGGTGGCTGTGTCGCTCATCGAAACGACTTTGCCCAGGCTGGTATTCGTGAGCACTGCATTTTTGAAACCGACGATGGTCGGCCAGACCATACACTCGATCTCGGTGCGTTCGAGCGCGCCGGCGGCAACCTGCTTGGCTTCGGCAGCGATCCCAATAAAGACATCGCCTGTGACCATGGCCACGCCTTCGGCAGTGTGGACATTGGTTGAATCAACGTCCGCATCCAGGATGATCCCGCAGCCTTTATAAATGATCTGCGCGCCGGAAGTGTCCAGAATAAATTTTTCGGTCTTGACTTCGCCTTTGAAACGGAGAGGGGCGTCAGCGGTTAATGGTGCCATATTTGACTCCTTATGAATTCGCCGTGATAAATGGCGTAATCAATTTGACGAAAGTGAAGCCATCTTCATGGCGCCAGACCACCCCGATCTGCGGACTATTGGCCACGCCGGCAATCCCGACCAGGGTCGCGCTATCGGACATACAAACGGCCTTGCCGATGTCCGCATTGGTAAAGACCGGGCTTGCATCCTTGAAGCCAACGATGGTCGGCGAGGTATACACTGCGAGCTCGGTGGTCTCGGCCGCGGCCGCCAGGACGGACTTTTGTTCGGCTGCAATACCAAGGAAAACATCGGTGGCTGCCAGATCATATGTGCCGCCGCCGATCCATCCGACCACGTTGACAAGGTCGCCGCCTGATTTGAACAGGACCACCGGCTGGCCCTTGTAGATCGTCTTTGCGATCGCGGTATCAATGAAGAACGTTTCCGTTTTTCCTTCGCCGCTGATTTTGATATAGGCATCTGCAGATAAATTAGCCATGGTGACTCCTTATGAAGCAGACGCGGCGCAAATATACGGCGCGTACAATTCCACGTAGCAATATCCATCTTCAACTTTGAAGAGTTTTCCGATCTGGACATTGGCCAATGTGGTCTTGGAAAGGGTGGCGCTGTCGGACATATTGACTACGGCGCCCAGGTCTGTGTTGGCATAGACCGCGGACTTAAAGCCCACGATGGACGGCCCGACATAGACCTCGATCGGTGTGGTGAGCGCGCCACTGATCAAGACGCTGGCGCCATGGGCCGCAATGCCGACAAACACATCAGCAGCGACCACGGTAACAGCATCCACAAACTGGACGGGATTGAGACCGGATCCAACGTTCTGATCGATCATCATTGGCTGGCCTTTGTAGATCGTTCTTGCGGCCGCGGTGTCAATGAAAAAGATCTCAGTCTTGGCTTCGCCTTTTAGACGAATATTGGCATCAGCAGTAAGGTCAGCCATGGCTTAATCCTCGGCTTTGCTGAATTCGGTCAGATTCCAATCCTCAGCCTTGCCAACTGTCGTTTCGCCCATTTCAGCAAACCATGATTTAGCCGGCTTGCCGCTATCGACCCAGATGCGCAAGGCGTCTGAGAATTCAACGGGCAGCTTGGGTTTCATGGAATAATCGGATCCATCAATGCCGTGTTCTGCGAAGTCGATCGCGTTCTTGTAGATCAACCCGATCAACTCCTGGACTTCCTGAGCCTGTACTTCAGGCAGGGAGAGCAGCAACTTGACCAGCCGGCTTGATTTGATCGGCAGGCCGAACGGTTTTTCGCGTGTGCCGCCGATGACTTTGGAAGCGAATTCAACGGCCTTATCCTTGCGGCGTTCGGCGCGGATGATCAACTCGGCTTTTTCCTGGGCCTGGCGGGAAAGTTCCTCGAGGCCGTCGCCATTGCTGCTCATCCATTCATTTAATTCCGCCACCTCGGAATCGGCCGCACCTGAAGCGCCGGCCTTGCTCTTGGCGAGCTTGGCGGTAAGCGCATCATTTTCGGCCTGTAAATCTGCGAGAGTTTTTTCCATATCGATCTCCTTTATGTTTTGTGACAATTCAACAGGGCGTAAAAGCATTTGACCTTTAGCGCCTCGAGTAGCCGGCCAATTGGTCAGCGATCCACCTAAGATTGTTTTTTCATTCGGATCTGCGGACGGGGAAAAGAAACGTCTAACATTACCTTTGATCAGATCGATTCCCTCCTGGGTCCACTTCACAATAAACTTTATGATATTGCGCGTGGTATCCAACTCGAGGCCGACGATCCAGCCGGCCCCGCCTTTGTGGTCATGGCCATCCTTATCAATGGGCAGGCCGACCACTTCCCCTTTTTCGGTCATGGTGCTATCGATGATCGCCTGGGTGTTTGCAATGTATTGAGGCAGATCAGTGGTTGAGAATGAAACCTCGCGGCCATTCATGGCCGTGAACGTGCCGGCGGCCAGGCCGTCGATGTATTTCAATTCGCTGGTGATGGTGGATAATTCGACAAACAGAAAATCCTGCTGCGCTTCGGCGGTATCTTCATCCTCATTATTCAATTCGTCGAGATACGCCTGGGCTTCGGCTTCGGTGTCGAATGACTTCAATTCATTCTCACCCTCATAGACACACCATTTGCCGGCATCGTTTTGTTTGATGGAATATTTCATACAAACTCCGTGAATAAAAAAAAGCCGCACGCTCTCCATGGGAGAAGGTGCGACCAGTCAACTTGACAAGATCACGTTCTATTCGGTTATGGCAGAGTCTACCACATATTTATTCAGGATGGTATGTTAATCTTAGAGACTGGATCCGATCCTCACGGACGATCTCGACCATCCACGGCATCGCTGGCAGGTCTGGCTTTTGGATCTCGAGGTGATAGACATATCCAGCCGGCAATCGATCGACTGCGCGCGCAATGGACAGCGCCCGATCGGATACATCCTGGGGAATAATCAAACTCACTTCAATACTTGCATTCGGATCAGTTGCCATGTGACTCCATTATACAACGAATCACCTTAACTTTATTCGGCACTTGCAATTTGAATAGCATTGTGCATCCCCGATCGGAACCATCATTCGGATCGGCATCCATCCCAGCGCAGCCAACTCCACGCAGCCAGGCCGATCTCCATCGACGCAGTGCTCCTCCGCAATCCCCAGGAAGCGCCTGGCCTCAGTGTATCCACGCGACTCCCCATTGACCAATTCAATATTTTGCATCATCCCATTTCCATATCCCGCATACATGCCGGCCCTGGTCATGGCGAACGCATTCAATGGCTGGGTGCCTGAATGGATCTGCTCTGCAAAATTATCAAAGTAATTGAACTGCAGCAGAGTGAAAAGATAGAAGAGATTCCGCTGGGTGTCATCGTCGAACACGAAACCACCGATCCCCAGGATCCAGATCGTTTTATATAACGCGCGCATGAATGAGCGCATCCTGGAATACCAGACGGCCAGCATGATCAAGCCGGCGATCAATTGCTGGGTGTCTTTTCTCATTCGCCTGGAT